GGTAATATGAGCGCGAGAAGTGTGTAGTTAGTTGTTGATTTTATTGCTGTTATTTGCTTATGATAAATTATGATAATGTTGTTCGGCAGTTTCAGGAGTTTGGGTTACGGCCTCGATTTCCTTTAGAGATTGGTCAGCTGATTCGTTGTAAGGTTGAGGGTGAGCAAGGTACTAAGGGTTGGTATATTGTTCATGATATGCAAAAGACCGGCGGTGATGTTTTGCTGGTTGGGACGTTTGGGGTTTGGCATGGCGCAGATAATGGCCTGCAAAAAATCACCCTGGATAAAAGCAATACACTTTCTACTGAACAGAAAAAAGCCTTTGCCAAACGGATGGCGGAGGAGCGAAAGCAGGCGGCGGCTTTTCAGAAAAAACGGGCCGATACTGCTGCGAGAAAAGCTGAGGCGGCCTGGCACAATGCTTCTGAAAATGGGGAGCATGAATATTTAGATCGGAAGGGGGCTCAGGCTTTTGGGGTTCGCTTTACTGATAAAGGGGCCATGGCCATTCCTGTTTCGGATGTCACGGGAAAAATTCATGGCCTGCAATTAATCCTGGATCGAAAAAAGCATAAAGATCAGTTAAAAAATAATGGTACAGATAAGATTTTCTGGCCGCCTGGTACGTTTATCAAAGGCCATTTTCATTTAATCGGCAGCCCTACTGATATTTTATTGATAACTGAAGGTTATGCTACCGGGGCCAGTTTGCATATGGCGACTGGGTTGCCTGTTGCGGTGGCGTTTAATGCCAATAATTTAATGTCCGTTACCGAGGCGATAAAAAAACGCTACAAGGGCATAAAAATTATTGTTTGTGCCGATGATGATGCATTTTCTAAATGCAAGCACTGCAAAGAACCTGTCAACGTTAACCAGTCGCCCGACTGTCCTCACTGCAAAAAACCTCACGGCAAGAAAAATACCGGTGTTGAAGCTGCTAGCTTGGTGGCGATGTCGCTTAATTGCCATTGGATACGGCCTGAGTTTTCTGATCCTGCGGCTATTTTTGAGGCCTTTTGTAAAAAAAAAGGTAAAAGCACAGATTTTAATGATCTGCACCTGACAGATGGGCTTCATCTGGTTAGGACTCAAGTTGATAACGCCATCGATCGCTTTCAACTGCGGGGGGCAATGCTCCACGGGGCGAATGCAAAACAGGGGGGTGGGGCTGATGATAATGACAACAAGATTGCACCGATTGCTCGGAGTGATGAATTACTGGAACGGTTCAGTTTAATTTATGGCGCGGGCGGGACTGTTTTTGATAGTAAAGAACATGTCAGGGTTACGCTGTCAGATATGCGTGATGCCTGTATGCGGCGCGATATACACCGGGATTGGCAGGAAAGCCCGATAAGGAAAATAGTCCGGCCTGAAAATGTGGGTTTTGATCCTGCCTGCAATGATGAAAATATTAGCTGTAATTTATGGTCCGGCTGGCCCACGGAACCAAAGAAAGGGAAATGTGAAGTTGTTTTGGAACTGCTTGAACATATGTGCAGTGACGACGATATGTATCAATGGGTGCTTAAATGGATTGCGTATCCAATACAAAACCCAGGTGCAAAAATGCGGACGGCCATTGTTGTACATGGTCCGCAAGGCACCGGTAAAAACCTGTTTTTCGAATGTGTCATGTCAATATACGGTCAATATGGGCGAATTATTGATCAGTCAGCTATTGAAGACAAATTCAACGAATGGGGCACAAAAAAACTATTTTTAATTGCAGATGAGGTGGTTGCAAGAACCGATCTTTATCACGTTAAAAACAAACTTAAATGCATTATTACCGGCGAATGGATGCGCATAAACCCGAAAAACATGGTGGCATATGATGAGAAAAATCACATTAACATGGTTTTTCTCTCAAACGAACGAATGCCGGTAGTTCTGGAAAAAGACGATAGACGTCATGCCGTCATATGGACCCCGGATAAATTGAGCCCGGATTTTTACAAGGATGTTGCGACTGAAATCAAAAATGAAGGCATCGAGGCTTTACACGATTTCTTATTAAACCTGCCTCTTGAGAATTTCAACGAACATACAAAACCGCCACTTAATTTAGCCAAAGAGGATTTGATAGAACTAGGGAAGGATAGTGTCATCCGATTTTATGATCAATACACTGCAGGTGAACTGGAGGGGTTTGAATTAACCCCCGTCATTGGATCAGACATCTATGAATTATACAAATTATGGTGTGCCAGGCAGGGTGTTAGATTTGCCCCGCTCCATAGGGTTGTCGATACCATCTCAAAACAGCCTGGTGTTAAAAAAGACAGGCCTCGATACATGGACGGATCAAAAGAACGGCAAAAACGTTTTTTATTTCCAGATAAATACATTCAGCCAGGCCCAGGTGAAGACGTAAAAATTTGGCTAGGGCAATGCGTTGAAGATTTTAGAGACGCGCTAGAAATTTATAAAGAGGCTGAATATGCTTAATAACTTTGATGCTCAGTCGCTCGTGACACCCCGCGACACCCTGCGACACCCACTCGTGACACCCAAAGAAAAACGCTACAAGTCACGACTGACGCAGGATAGGTGCGCTCGTGACACCCCGCGACACTCTGCCTTACACGGACGCGCGCGTACGCATAAAAGCATCTCTATTGTTTTTTTTGCCTCCCTCGCGCGTATAAAGAGGGTGTCGCAGGGTGTCGCGGGTGTCGCAAGCATATGTGGCGCGGCCTCAGATTTTCGAGGGTGTCACGAATGGGTGTCGCGGGGTGTCACGAGCCTTATTTATTATTACTTTTTATTAAAAATAAAAAAGATGATAGAAAAATATAGTTGTGGAAAGGAAAACGCTAAAGCTTTTAGTAAAAAGCTGAAAGAAACAGTGCCTGAGTTCTTTCCTTTGGTTAAAGCTCTTTATCAAGAAGGGTTAATTAAAGGTTTAAGGGGTATGACGCTAGAAATAGGCATGGAAGGCTCGGAAAATGGAAAAAACGGCGTAGAGGCGAAAAAAAGCGCCTTAAACTGCGGTGAATGCCTGCACTGGAGGCGAGAATTTGAAAAAGGCCAGCGTGGGCGTTGTGGATTAAAGCGAAAAGCGATCAATATTATGTGGGCAGATGTAAAAGCCTGCTCTAACAGTGAGGCGATGCTGAAGCCAGCGTCCCTAAAGTAAAAACAACAGATGAATAAAACAAAACTATGAAACAGTTGATGCACCTTAAAAAACTAGCTATCATAGGCCTGCTTCTGCAAAAAACAGAAGCCGGGTTTGAATGCTCGGAAAATCAAGGTGCAGGCTATGCACCGCTCCAGGTACATGGCTTTTTTTATGTCTATCTCGTTATGGTGGGCATATTGGGAAGCTGTAAAGCTTGCTGGTTCCTTGATCCGGTCGTTCAACCCGATATGTCCGCCGCCCAGTGTTTGAACGCGTTGGCCGGTGGTAATCCAATTACTATCAAGGAGGCTTTCATGCCGAATTCAAACGTGGCGCAGTTGCGCCCATCAAATAATGTATTTCCTGGTTCTATCTCTGCCTGCGAAGGCGTTATTCCACTAGAAGAACTAATTATCAATATGCCTGAGTGTCTTGATATAGCGGTCTCTTATATGCTGGAAGATTTTGATTATCTCAACCACAAACAATCAAACCTAGCCGTTGCCGTGCGTATGATTGCGATAGCTTCTGATCGTTTAAAAGGTTCTCTGGAGGTTTTAAAATGAATAATGTATTAGAAAATTATCAGTTTAATGAATTCACATTAGAAGTTATTGAACAAGAGGGTGTTGCCTGGTTTATTGCCCGGCCTTTAGCTGAGTTTTTGGGCTATCAAAATCCAGCTAGAGATTTACGAACAAATGTTGATGATGTGTACATACAAAATATGTACATCCCAATAAAATCGAACAATTATCTTTGTGTTAATGAATCAGGCTTATATTCTTTGTTGATTCGTAGCAAAAAACCAGAGGCAAAAAGCTTCAAACGCTGGGTAACAAGCGAAGTTTTACCCAGCATCCGCAAACATGGCTATTACGTCACCGACGAAGCCAAAGCAGAAAACCCTGTTTTTCATCCACAACCTTTTCAGCGGATAGATTCCGCCATTCTTAAACAGCTGCGTCAAATGTCGCCTAATTTGGCATCCGCCTATCTGAATGAATGCGGCGTAACGGATGATTATGTGAAAGAAAAAGCAGGTGTATCTATTTTGCCGATGGAACCCGAAACCACCGCCATCAAGTTTTATCATGACTGGATTGAAAATGGTATCGATGGGGTGCCTGTCATTCCTGCTTTATCGATGGAAGTTTATGCGCTATATCAGGTTTGGTGTGCTGATGGTGGCATATATGCGATGGATATTGGTGGGTTTATCAGTAACCAAGTTAAAAAAACCGAGATTAAAGTCAAGCGTAAGCGCTATCTTGATAAAAAAGGCCATGTACAGCAACGGCGGGTGTTATTTCCTGGTGATCGAGTTGATTACAGTCAGTTTGATCTGGGCGAAAGCATCATGCTTTTTTCTGAATGCCTGGATGGTTATAGAAAACAGATGTAAGCACTAAATTGACGGGTGCGGCTGATGGCTGCACCCGTTTTTAAAAGCGTAAGACCAAAATACTGAAAAAAAATGGACGCAGTCACCCAAAAAGAATTTGCCAAAATCATCGGCGTTACCAGCAGCTACGTTCATGAATTGAAGAAAAACGGGCGTCTGGTGCTGAATAGTCAGAACCGGGTGATGGTTGAAGAGAGCAAGCGCATGATTGAAGAAACCAGCGACCCTTTAAAAACGGGCGTGGCTGAAATGCATGTGCAAAACAGAATCGACAAAGAAAAGCCGCTCGGAACGGCAAAATTTCAGGATTCACGGGCAAAAAAAGAGCATTTCGCGGCCTTAAAAGCGGAAATAGAGCACCTGAAAATGACAGGGGAACTTTACGAAAAGGGCGCGGCGAACAAGGCCGTGGCCAATGCGGCCACAATTGCCCGTAACCGATTAGAGAGTTTGCCGGATATGATGGCTCCCCAACTGGCGGCCGAACAGGATGAAAACAAAGTACGGGCGTTATTGATAGATCAGATAGAATTTGTTTTGTCTGAATTGGAGCAAGGATTTAGGACTTTAGGTAAACAGGCGAAAGCTGATGCTTGATGAATTATTATTAAAAGATTTTGCCGCCCCGGATGCTGGGTTTAGTCAAGTTCTAGCCCGAGCATTCGCACCTCGCAAACACCTAACCGTTTCAGAATGGTCAGACAAAAACCGGCGCTTGTCTAAAAAAGGCAGTGCAGAGCCTGGGCCTTGGCGAACAGACAGGAACCCGCCGTTGCGTGAGCCGATGGACTGCCTGAGTTCTCGATCTACGGTTAAAGACATTGTGTTGATGTTTCCGATCCAGAAAGGGAAGGCATTGGCGATTGACACGCCAATTCCTACTCCAAACGGATGGAAAAGCATGGGAGAACTTAAAAAAAATGATTTTGTTTTTGATGAGCATGGAAAACCATGCTCCATCCTTGTTGCTTCTGGTGTTTTTTTAAACCATAAATGTTATAGAGTTAGTTTTTCAGATGGTTCAAATATCATTGCTGATGCAGGGCATAAGTGGACTGTAGATAATAATAGGCATTACCATCGAATTGAACGTGAAACAATTACTACTAAACATATAGCAAATACATTTAAGTATAAAAAAAATAATATTTATGCGGTTTATGTTGCCGGTGCGCTAGATTTGCCTGATGTTGATTTGCCTATTGATCCGTATACATTAGGTGTATGGCTTGGTGATGGAAATAGTTCATCCGCTCAATTCACAAAAAATAAAACAGATGCGCCGCATTTTATAGAAAAAATACAAGAAGCTGGATATAGCGTTGTAGAAAAAAACAATGGATGTAGAGCGTTGACGCTTGCCATAGACCCTAAAGGAATTCGTAAAGGAATATGTCATAGAGGTCATGTTATTGCTGATGTAGGTATCTATAAAACAAAAAGTCACGGGAGAACGGTTGAAAGCTGTGCAGAATGTGGCAGACAAAATGCAATGAAGCATAAGCAAGGAAGTGCTGTAGACCCTGTGATTAATCCGTCGTTTTATACAAGGTTGAATGATCTGGGCGTTTTAAATAATAAGCATATCCCTGTTTTTTATTTAAGAGCATCTATCCGGCAGCGCTTTGAATTATTACATGGGCTAATGGATACAGATGGTCATATTGGGGGTGCTTCTGGCCGTTGTGAAATATCATCATCATACCCAGCTCTAGCTAAAGGGATTATAGAGTTAATCACATCACTTGGTTTAAAGCCGACATCGAGACTTGTTAAAACAACCGCCAGGGATGCAAGACGGATAAGCTTTATGGTTTACGATGACGTCCCTGTTTTTACATTACCAAGAAAACTATCAAGACAAGTTAGTATGGAGGGGCGTAGAGTAACCGAGGTAATTCGCAGGAGAATTACAAATGTTGAGACAGTACCAACCGTTCCAACAAGGTGTATAGCGGTTAATTCACCTAATCATTTGTTTTTAGCTGGAAAGGCAATGATTCCAACTCATAATACTGAAGTTGCAATCAATGTTGTTGGCTACACGATGGAGCACAACCCAGGTCCACTGATGGTTTGTTTGCCCACTGAGGTATCAATGAACAAATGGATCAACCAGAAACTTAATCCAATGCTAGAGGAAACCGAGTCCGTTAAAAACACCTTAACCAGCATAAAAAGCCGAGAAGCAGCCAACACCCGCACATTTAAGGATTATCTTGGCGGCCAGCTTTACTTAGAACATGCCGGTAGTCCATCGCGTTTAAAATCAACCAGTGTTAGGACATTGATAGTCGATGAGCTAGACGAATTCGCGGCTAATATGACCTCGGGTGATGACCCGG